ATCCGCGAGTGGGGCTTCACGACCGCTGTCCTGGTGGACGAGTCCGGCAGCATCATTGCCGGTCATGGTCGCGTGATGGCTGCTCGCAAACTCGGCATGGCATCATTGCCGGTCATGGTCGCGTGATGGCTGCTCGCAAACTCGGCATGGCATCATTGCCGGTCATGGTCGCGGCAGGCTGGACCGATGCCCAGAAGCGCGCCTACGTCATCGCTGACAACAAGCTGGCGCTGAACGCTGGCTGGGACAACGAGCTGCTGGCGCTCGAGCTGGGTGAGCTGGGTGATCTTGGATTTGATCTGGACTTGGTGGGGTTCACCGATGAGGAGATCGCGGCGCTGATGCCTGAGCAGATAGAACCTGGCAAAACTGACGAGGATGCAGTACCGGAAGTTCCAGAGCAGCCGGTCACGGTGCTTGGCGATGTTTGGATTCTTGGAAAGCACCGGCTCATGTGCGGCGACAGCACCAGCATCGACGCGGTGGACACGCTGATGGACGGGAACAAGGTCGATATGCTGTTTACCGACCCGCCGTACAACGTGGCTTTCAATGGCCGGTCCGGCAAGCACGATGTGATCAAAAACGACGACCTGGAAGAGGGCGAGTTTGACCAGTTCATTGGCGAGGTGCTGCAGACCATCAAAACGATCAACGCCCCAGCTTTTTACATTTGGTGTAACTGGAAGTTCTACGCCACGCTGCAGCGTGAACTTGAATACAAAGCCTGCATTGTTTGGGCCAAAAACGTGTTTGGCATGGGGACAAACTACCGCCACCAGCATGAGTTCTGCCTGTTCAATGGCAGCATTGACGACCACATTAAAAATGAATCCGACCTTTGGGAGGTCAAAAAGGACACCAATTATGTCCACCCAACGCAAAAGCCGGTGGCATTGTCTGAGCGTGCCCTTGGGAACCACAGCAAAGCCACAAACGTTCTCGACCTGTTTGGTGGCAGCGGAAGCACTTTGCTTGGCTGCGAGAAAATGAAGCGAAGCGCATTCGTCATGGAGCTGGACCCAAAGTATTGCGACGTCATCGTCAAGCGCTGGCAGGACTACACTGGCAAAATCGCAGTTCACGCAGAAACTGGACAACCTTTCGCGGAGGTTAAAGATGGCAGCACGAAAACCCACAATTGAAAAATCGGTTCTAAAAAAGCCGGATGGCCGGAAAAACAACGGCGGAGCACGGGAAAACGCTGGTCGGATGGCCTTCGAGCCGACCGAAGCAGAGCGCAAACAGGTCGAGGCAATGTCAGGATACGGCCTGCCAATCGAGCAGATCGCCATCCTGGTGCGAGGCGGCATCGACACCGACACGCTGCGCAAGCACTTTGCCACCGAGCTGGTGGCCGGCAAGGCCAAGGCGAACTCTGGCGTCGGTCGCACTCTGTTCCAGAAGGCAATGGGCGGCGACACGGCGGCCATGATCTGGTGGTCCAAGACCCAGATGAAGTGGAAGGAAACCCAGGCGCACGAGCTGACCGGCGCAGACGGCGCGCCCCTGGAGTTTGCAAAGATCGAACGAGTGGTCATCCGTGGCAAAGCAGACGCTGAAAATTCAGACGCCTGAGTGGGCGCTGCCGCTGCTGGAGCCGTCGCGCTACAAAGGCGCGCACGGCGGCCGTGGCTCGGGTAAGTCGCACACCTTTGCCGAGATGCTGATCGAGGCGCACATCATGGACCAGTCCAGCCGCAGCGTCTGCGTGCGCGAGGTCCAAAAATCGCTGGCGCAGTCGGTCAAGCGCCTGCTCGAACTTAAGATCGAGTCAATGAATGCTGGCGCTTACTTCGAGGTGCAGGAGGCCGTCATTAAGTCCAAGAAGGGCGACGGCCTGATCATCTTCCAGGGAATGCAGAACCACACGGCCGACTCGATCAAGTCGCTCGAAGGTTACGACCGTGCCTGGTGCGAGGAGGCACAAAGCCTGTCGCAGCGCAGTCTGGACCTGCTGCGGCCAACCATCCGCAAGCCAGGCTCAGAGCTGTGGTTCACCTGGAACCCCAGCCAGGCCAGCGACCCGGTCGATGCCCTGCTGCGTGGCGAGAAGCCGCCACCGGACGCCAAGGTGCTGGAGGTCAACTACAACGACAACCCTTGGTTCCCCGACGTTCTGCGTGCCGAGATGGAGTACGACTTGGCGCGCGACCCGGACAAGTACGCTCACGTCTGGCGCGGCGGCTACCTGCAAAACAGCAGCGCGCGCGTTTTCCGCAACTGGCGCGTCGAGGAGTTCGAGGCACCAAAGGACGCCATCCACCGGCTGGGCGCTGACTGGGGCTTTGCCACCGACCCGACCGTCCTGGTGCGCTGCCACATCGTCGGCCGCAACCTCTACATCGACCACGAGGCCTACATGGTGGGATGCGAGATCGTCAACACGCCGGACCTGTTCATGACCGTGCCGGAGGCCGAAAAGTGGCCCATCGTGGCTGACAGCTCGCGGCCGGAGACGATCAGCCACATGCGCAAAAACGGTTTCCCCAAGATCATGGGCGCGGTCAAGGGCGCGAAGTCGGTGGAGGAAGGCGTCGAGTGGCTCAAGTCCTACGATGTGATCGTCCACCCGCGCTGCATCCACACCATCGACGAGCTGACCTTCTACAGCTTCAAGACCGATCCGCTGACCGGCAAAGTGCTGCCGATCCTGCAGGACAAGAAGAATCACGTCATCGATGCGCTGCGATATGCGTGCGAGGGCGTCCGCAGGGCTGCGGTGGTTTCGCGGCCTGTCAACTTCACACCATTGCCTGTCACGAGCAAATGGTAGAAAATACTTGCAAATAGGGGCGAAATATGGCACGCATGTCCAAAGAGCAATATCTCAACAATCTGCACACCGATGCGCTGGAGCAGTTCAACGACATCCAGACCGCACTGCGCGACGAGCGCCTGCAGTGCCTGCAGGACCGGCGCTTCTACAGCCTGGCCGGCAGCCAGTGGGAAGGCCCACTGTGGGACATCTACGAGAACAAGCCGCGCTTCGAGGTGAACAAAATCATGTTGTCGGTCATCAGGATCGTCAACGAGTACCGCAACAACCGGATCACGGTCGACTACGTCAGCAAGGACGGCGAGAACGACAAGCTGGCCGAGACCTGCGACGGCATGTACCGAGCCGACGAGCAGGACAGCGTGGCCGACGAGGCCTACGACAACGCCTTCGAGGAGGCCGTGGGCGGTGGCTTTGGTGCCTGGCGTCTGCGCACCGTTTACGAGGACGAAGAGGACGAGGACAACGAGTACCAACGCATCCGCATCGAGCCGATCTTCGACGCCGACAGCTCGGTGTTCTTCGACCTGAATGCCAAGCGCCAGGATAAGGCCGACGCCAAGTTCTGTTACGTCGTCACTTCGATGACCAGGGCCAGCTACAAGGAAGAGTGGGGCGACGACCCGACCGACTGGCCCAAGATCATCCACCAGTACGAGTTCGACTGGTGCACGCCGGACGTGGTCTACATCGCCGAGTACTACAAGGTCGAGGAGGTCAACGAGACCATCCGCATCTTCCGAGCCATCGACGGCACCGAGGAGCGCTACAGGGCCAGCGAGTTCACCGACGACCCTGCGCTCGAAGAGACCCTTGCGGCCATCGGCAGCGTCGAGGTGCGGCAGCGCAAGATCAAGCGCAAGCGCGTGCACAAGTACATCATGTCGGGCGGCAAGATTCTGGAGGACGCCGGTTACATTGCCGGCAACTGCATCCCCATCGTGCCGGTCTACGGCAAGCGCTGGTTTGTCGACAACGTCGAGCGCTGCATGGGTCATGTGCGCCTGGCAAAGGATGCGCAGCGCCTCAAGAACATGCAGCTCAGCAAGCTGGGCGAGATCAGCGCGCTGTCCAGCGTCGAAAAGCCCATCCTCACGCCTGAGCAGGTGACTGGCCACCAGATGATGTGGGCAGACGACAACCTGCGCAACTACCCGTACCTGCTGGTCAACCCGATCACCGGCCCGGACGGCAGCCAGCAGATCAGCGGCCCGGTGGCCTACACCCGAAGCCCACAAATCCCGCCTGCGATGGCCGCGCTCCTGCAGATCACCGAGCAGGACATGCAGGAGATTCTCGGCAGCTCGCAGCAGGCCGACAAGATGGTCAGCAACATCAGCGGCAAGGCCGTCGAGATGATCCAGACCCGCCTGGACATGCAGACCTTCATCTACATGAGCAACTTTGCCAAAGGCATGAAGCGCTGCGGTGAAATCTGGCTGAGCATGGCCAAGGACGTGTACGTTGAAGAAGGCCGGCGCATGAAGGTGATCAACGCTGCCGAAGAGGCCGACATGGTCGACCTGATGAAGCCGATGGTCAGCGAGACCGGCGAGGTGGTTCTGGAAAACGATCTGAGCCAGGCCAAGTTCGATGTGGTCGCAGACGTTGGCCCGTCCAGCTCAAGCAAGCGCCAGGCGACCGTCCGGGCGCTGACCGGCATGATGGCCATCAGCGACGACCCAGAGACCAAGCAGGTGCTGCAGGCGATGGCCATGCTGAACATGGAAGGCGAGGGCATCGGCGACGTGCGCGACTTCTTCCGCAAGAAACTGCTGCGCATGGGCGTGGTCAAGCCGACAGAGCAAGAGGCCGAGCAAATGATGATCGAGTTGCAGGGCCAGCCCCAAGACCCGAACGCTGTCTTCCTGCAGGCTGCGGCCGAGGAGGCCATTGCCAAGGCAGCCCAGGCGCGCGCCAGCACAATCAAGACCGTGGCCGACGCCGGCCTGTCTCGTGCCAAGACGGCCGAGACGCTTGCCAAGACCAGCCTGGAGCAGCAAAACCTGGTGCTGACCGAAATCGAGGCAGCCCAGCAAGCTGTCATGGGCCAAGAAATTCAACCCGTTGTCAGATGATGGCAAATGGGTGAGAATGTGGGAAACGGCATCCACCCAGCCGTGTCAATGGGTGAGTTTGATGGGGTCAACCGATGAACAAAAGGGCAGTGATTGTTGATGAGAGCCAAGTCGACGAAACCGTAGCAATTGAGGACGAGCCGCAGGAAGTTGAGATTGAAACTGGTGAGAACAATGCCGCCAGCGACCAACTGAACGACGGCGAGACGCAAACGCAGGAGGAGGAGTCGGACGAGGTTGTCGTCTCCATTGGCGAGGAAGCGCCCCCCGCCGAAGAGGAAGTCCGTGCGCCGGAATGGGTGCGCGAGCTGCGTAAAGCGAACAGGGAAAAAGAGCGCCGGATTCGTGAACTCGAAGCCAAGCTGACGGCCACAACGACTGAGAAAAAGCCGGTCGTGACGTTGGGACCGAAGCCGAAGCTGGAGGACCACGACTACGATGCGGATCGATACGAGCAAGCAATGGACGCCTGGCATGACCGCAAGCGCCAGCACGACCTAGAGACCGACAAGGTTCGACAGGCCGAGCAAGCGCAGCAGCAAGCCTGGCAAAGCAAGCTGGAGTCCTACGGCAAGGCGAAAGCCGAGCTGAAGGTGCGTGACTACGAGGATGCTGAGGAAACCGTCCAGCAGGTCTTGAACGTCACCCAGCAAGGCATCGTCCTACAAGGCTCGGACAATCCGGCCCTGGTGATTTATGCACTCGGCAAGAACCCGAAAAAGGCAGCGGAACTCGCAACATTAACCGACCCCGTGAAGTTTGCCTTCGCGGTAGCGAAACTGGAGAAGGAATTGAAAGTTACCAACCGCAGGGCAGCACCCGCACCAGAGCGCATCGTCCAGGGAACTGGTCGAGTATCTGGCGCGGTGGACTCAACACTTGAACGGCTGCGCGATGAAGCCGCACGCACTGGAAACATGACGAAAGTCCTCCAGTACAAGCGGCAGAAACAAACAGCATCCAGAAACTGATTTTTTTATAGGAGCCAATCATGGCAAATTCATTTTCCAAAGAAGAGCGCGTCGCGTTTGAAGACCTTCTCGAAGGCTTCAACGATGCGCTGGTCCTCTCCCGCAACGTCAGCGTCTATCGCACCGACCAGGTGATGATGGAGCGTGCTCGTGACACCATCTGGCGTCCGCAGCCCTACATCGCTCAGTCGATCAACAGCACGCCTGGCACCAGCATTGCGCTGCAGTACCAGGACATGACCCAGCTCGCAGTTCCGGCTACCCTCGGGTTCAGCCAGACCGTGCCTTGGACCATGACCGCACTGCAACTGCGTGACGCACTGCAGGAAAATCGCCTCGGCCAATCAGCCTCGCAAAAGCTGGCCTCCGACATCAACGTGGCAATCATGAACGTGGCGTCCTCGCAGGGCACCTTGGTCGTGTCGGTGCCCACTGGTGCTGGCAGCTACGACGATGTGGCGCTGTGCGACACCATCATGAACGAGCAAGGCGTTGTCATGAACGACCGCGCTCTGGCCCTGTCCAGCCGAGACTACAACGGTTTGGCCGGCAACATCGCCAGTGCTCAGGCCCGTTCGTTCAACGGCAACAAGTCCAACACTGCGTTTGAGCGCAGCTTCGTTGGCATGGTCGCCGGGTTCGAGACCTACAAGATGGACTACTCCAACGCGATCAACGTGCCCAATCCGTCGACCACTCAGGTCACGATTGACACGGCCAACCAGTTCTATGTGCCGCAAGCCACGTCGAACCTGGTCGGTGGTCAGATCAACGTGGACAACCGTTTCCAGAACATTCTGATCGACATCGCTGCAGGCGGCCAGGTCAGCATTGGAGACTCGTTCACGGTGGCCAACGTCGAGGCGGTGCATCACATCACCAAGCAGTCCACTGGACAAGAGAAGACCTTCCGGGTCATCGCATTGCCCAACGCTGGCTCTGGTGTGCAGACGATTGGCTCTGGCGCAGGTCAGACCATCACGATCTCGCCTCCTTTCATCTCGGGTCAAGGCGGCTCTGATGCTGAACTGCAGTACCAGAACATCAACTCGACCCCTGCGGCCGGTGCCACCATCACGTTCCTGAACACCCAGCCTGGACGCATCAACGTGTTCTGGCAGCGCGATGCTCTGGAAATCTTGCCTGGTCGCTACGCTGTGCCTTCGGACGCTGGTGTTGCAGTGATGCGCGCCACGACCGACAACGGCATTGAGGTGGTGATGCAGAAGTTCTACGACATTGACAGCATGACGATCAAGTATCGTCTTGACACCCTGTTCGGCGTCGTGAACAAGCAGCCTGAGATGTCCGGCATCCTGTTGTTCGGTCAGACCTGATCTTCAACTAACGGTGGGGGGACTTTGGTCCCCCCATTCACAAGGAGCACACCATGCCGTTGACCAAAGGTTACTCGCAGAAATCAATCAGCAAGAACATCTCCAAGGAGATGAAATCTGGCATGCCGCAAAAGCAAGCCGTGGCCGTTGCGCTGTCCACTGCGCGCACTGCAGCCAAGGCCGCAGGCAAGCCCAGCAAAGCGCCAGCCAAGCCCATGAAGGCCAAGAAATGAAGGCCGGCCTGTACGCCAACATCCACGCCAAGCGCGAGCGCATTGAGCGCCAGAAGGCCGCAGGCAAGACGCCTGAGCGCATGCGCAAGCCTGGGACCAAGGGCGCACCAACCAAGGCCGACTTTGTGGCCTCAGCCAAGACAGCGAAGAGGAAATGATGCTGCAATACCCACGCATGCTTTACAAGACGCCACCGGCACGCCCAGGAAAGCGCGCCGATATGCGTGTGGTCAAGGATCAAGCAGAGTGCGACCAGGCTCTGGCAGCCGGCTGGCACCTGAAGATTGAGGCAGCAGACGAGGCATCCGGCTTCGTCTACCAAAAGCCCGTCCCCAAGCCGCTGCCGAAACGAGTCCCAAAGCCAAAGCCTCCGAAGCCGGTTAACAAACTCGACCCGAAGTGGAGTGCAGAGCAGCGTGCCAAGGCGGCAGCAGCAGTGCATGAAGAGGTGCCGCAAGACGATGCGCCGGTCACCCGCGAGGAGCTGGAGACAAAGGCCATCGAGTTGGGGATACCATTCAACGGTCGCACATCAAACAAAAAGCTCAGTGGCCTGATTGCCACTGCAATGCAGCAGGGAGGATGATATGGGCTACAGCAAGCGCCAATTTATTGAGGCCGCATTTACTGAGATCGGCCTTGCGTCCTATGTGTTCGACTTGCAGCCCGAGCAGCTTGAGACCGCCAGGCGCAGGCTCGATGCCATGATGGCCGACTGGAACGGCAAGGGCATCCGGCTGGGCTATCCGATCCCGGCCAGCCCCCAGGACGGCAGCATCGACGAGCAGACCAGCGTCCCGGACTCGGCCTACGAGGCGATCATCTGCAGCCTGGGCATCCGGCTGGCTCCGAGCTACGGCAAGCAGGTGATGCCGGAAACCAAGGCCACGGCCAAGCAGGGCTACGATACCCTCCTGCAGCGTGCCACGTTCCCGCTGGAGCAGCAGTTCCCCAACACGCTGCCATCTGGCGCTGGAAACAAGCCCTGGCGCGTGTACGACAACCCATTTCTGGGAAACCCCGTCTATCCGGTGACCGCTGGACCAGACGGCCCTATCGAGTACAACTAAAGGAGCGAGCACCATGCCGCAAATCAACCAACTCCCGCTGCTTGCACAGGTCTCTCCTGGCGACCAGATTCCCGTCTACGTCCCCAACAATGGCGACGCACGACGCCTGCCGATCAGCCAGCTCCTGCAGTACTTCCAGCAGACGTTTGCCAGCCCCACGCTGGCCACCAACGTCTACACCCCTGGCACCGGCTTTAACATTGCGGTGCCGACGCCTGTGGCCGACCAGCAGTGGATGCTGATTCAGCCTGCCGGCACGCTGGCTGCTGGCACGGTCACGCTGCCTCTGAACACGCAGACACCTGACGGCACCGAGGTGCTGGTCACGACCACGCAGATCATCACGACCTTCACGCTGGCCATCAATGGCGCGTCCGCATCCTACGGTGCGCCGACCACGCTGGCTGCAAACGCATTCTTCCGCATGCGCTTTGTGCAGGCGACCAACTCCTGGTACCGGATCGCCTGATCATGGCCACCAAGAAAGACCCCAGGCTGGAGCGCATTGGCGTGGAGGGCTTCAACAAGCCCAAGCGCACGCCATCGCATCCGACCAAGAGCCACGTCGTCGTGGCCAAGGCTGGCGACCAGGTCAAGACGATCCGGTTCGGCCAGCAGGGCGTCTCTGGGTCTCCAAAGAAGGAAGGCGAAAGTGCAGCCGACAAGGCGCGGCGCGAGTCATTTAAGGCTCGGCACGCTGGCAACATCGCCAAGGGCAAGATGAGCGCTGCCTACTGGGCAGATAAAGTGAAATGGTGAGGCCATGCAGATACCAATCCTGAACGGCATCTACACCGACAACGGACCGGACCTGCGCACGAGCTACCCGGTCAACATGGTGCCGGTGCCAAAGCAGTCCGGCATCAGCAATGGTTTCCTGCGGCCTGGCGATGGCATTGTGGCCAATGGCAGCGGCCCAGGCGTGGACCGTGGTGGCGTCAACTGGAATGGCATCTGCTACCGGGTCATGGGCACCAAGCTGGTGACCGTGGCCAGCAACGGCACTGTGACCGTGCTGGGCGACGTTGGCGGCCCAACCAGCACGCTCGTGACGTTCGACTACAGCTTTGACCTTCTGGCCATTGCCTCCGGCACCAGGCTATATTACTGGGACCCTGTGGCAGCAACACTGACGCAGAACACCGACCCAGACTTGGGCATCGTGCTCGATGTTGTCTGGGTGGACGGCTACTTCATGACCACAGATGGCGAGTTCCTGATCGTCACCGAACTGACCAACCCACTGGATGTCAACCCGCTGAAGTACGGAAGCTCTGAGGTCGACCCAGACCCTGTGGTTGCGCTGCTCAAGCTGCGCAACGAAATTTATGCACTGAACCGCAACACCATCGAGGTGTTCGACAACATTGGCGGCACTTTGTTTCCGTTCAACCGCATCGACGGCGCGCAGATTCAAAAGGGTGTCGTTGGCACGTTTGCCTGCTGCGTCTACATGGAGCAGATCGCATTCCTGGGCAGCGGCCGAAACGAAGCGCCCAGCATCTACATGGGCGCAGCAGCCACGGCGCAAAAGATCAGCACGCAGGAGATCGACGAGCTGCTGCTGAACTACACCGAGGCGCAACTGGCCTTGGTCAAGATGGAGGCGCGCAACGACAAGGCGCACCAGCACCTCTATGTACATTTTCCAGACCGCACGCTGGTCTACGACGGCGCGGCATCGCAGGTGCTTGGCGAGGCTGTCTGGTTTACGCTGACTACCACCGTTGTCGGCTTCAGTCAGTACCGTGCGCGCAATCTGGTCTACGCCTACGACAAGTGGCTGGTCGGCGATCCGCAGTCCAGCAACATCGGCTATCTGGTGGACACCATCGGCACGCACTGGGGTCAGAAAGTGCGCTGGGAGTTCGGCACGCTGATCGTCTACAACGAAGGCAACGGCGCGCTGTTCCACGAGCTGGAGCTGGTCAGCCTGACCGGGCGCGTGGCGCTTGGCGTTGACCCGCAGATCAGCACCAGCTACTCGCTGGATGGCCTGTCGTGGAGCCAGGATCGGTTCATCCGTGCCGGCACCATCGGCAACACCAAGAAGCGCCTGGCGTGGTTCCAGCAGGGCAACATGCGCAACTGGCGCATTCAGCGTTTCCGTGGCGACAGCGACTCGCACATCGCATTCGCACGCCTTGAGGCGCAGATTGAAGGGTTGGCGTACTGATGGCCACCTCACCGTACTCTCGTAGGCTGAACCTGACACGCGACCAGCTCGCGCAGTTTCTGACCGACCAGCAGCAGATCAGGCAGTTCGAGCTGTTGTTCTCGGTCGTGGACGAGCTGCAGGTGATCACCGGCACGGACTTCGAGTACCAGGCTGACACAGCGGCGGCCACGGCCAACGAGGCGCTGGCCCAGATTGCAGCACTGGCGCAAGATGCAGCTGTCAGCTCAGCGGTCATTGATGGCAAGACCACACTGGCACTTGACCAGATTGCAACGCTGGCGCAGGAAACATCTGTCAGCATTGCGTCGGCCGAGAACAAGGCTAACCAAGCGCTGGCGCTGCTCTCGCAACTGACCTCAGCCGTCGAAGGGCTGCAAATGGCCCCACCGCCACGCGAGTTCAAGCGCTCTCGGTATGGCTCCTTCTACGACACCAACACGCAGGCGGCACTGGTCATAAACACAGCAACCGCCATCACGCTCAACAATACCGATCTGAGCAATGGTGTGTTTATTGGATCGCCAACATCGCGCATCTATGTGGACACAGAAGGCATCTACAACTTTGATACATCGTTCCAACTGGACAAAACCGCAGGTGGCACTGGTGAGTTTTATTTCTGGTTTCGTCTTAATGGCGTGGATGTGACAAACAGCGCAAGCCAGATCAGGATTCAAGGCAACAACGCTGAAGTTTTCTCGTCGTTAAATTACTTTTTTAACCTCAAGGCGAACGACTATGTCGAGCTGATGTTTTCTGTCAGCGACCTGAGCGTCGTGCTCGCTGCCTTTCCTGCGGCTGCACCGCACCCAGGCATCCCGTCCATAATTCTCACAGTGAACAACAACATCGGAGGTATCCAATGACCGTAACCATCAAGGTGCTGATTCCTGCAAAGCAGGCAGAGAACACACAGACAACGCAGTACACGGCGGTGAATTGCAAGACCATCATCGACAAATTCACGGCCACCAACACAAGCGCAGGCAATGTGACCATCAGCGTCAATCTGGTGACCAGCGGCGGCACAGCCGGCACGACCAACTTGATTGTGGACACCCGTGCCATTGCGCCGGACGAGACCTACACTTTCCCGGAGTTGGTCGGCCAGGCTTTGGAGCCTAGTGGCTTCATCTCCACCATTGCGAGCGCAGCCACGTCACTGACCATCCGTGCAAACGGCCGCGAGATCACCTAAAGGAGTAAGACATGGACTACGCAAAGATGCCCAAAATGATGGTGGCCGGCTTCGGTGGCCTGCCCATTGACGAGCCGTTCCTGACCACTGCCGAGAACCGCAAGAACTACGAGACGGCCGTGCAGGACTGGAACTACGGCCCCGAGATGCCGACCAATGAGCCTGGCGCGAACAAGCCGTTCTATGTGGCGCTGGCCAAGGCCATGCAGTGCGACGAGAAGGACGCAAGGCGCAAGCACTGCTCCAACTGCGAGTACTACGACAACAGCCTGATGACCCAGGTCAAGATTGAGCGCATCCCGATGGCCTCCTACGACAAGGGCGCAGGCTTTCGTGGCCACTGCGAGAAGCTGGACTTCGTCTGCAACGACATGCGCGTCTGCCAGGCATGGGAAGAGCGCGAAGATGAAGAGGATTGACCAAATGTCAAATTGTGGGAAAATAAAGGTGCTGAGCCGATCGAGCCGCCAGCAGCTCAAAGTCCCTACTAGGAGGATTCGATGAGCGATGTCGCGGTTCAGGAAGTTGCGCAGCAGGTCAGTGTGCCTGCCGAGCACTTGCCTATCTACCGCCTGGAGGCCGAGCTGCTCAAGCTGCCCCAGGTCGACATGCCTGTCGAGCACACCTTCTGCAATGGCCTCTACGCTCGCACCATGCACATCCCGGCAGGCACCGTCCTGACTGGTGCAGTGCACAAGGACGAGTCCTTCTTCGTGGTTCGCAAAGGCACGCTGATCGTCACCACTGACGACGGCACGGCCCAGGTCGGCCCAGGCTTCATGAGTGTGACCAAAGCCAACGCCAAGCGCGCTGGCGTCGCACTGACCGAGGTCGAGGTGACCACCTTTCACGCCAACCCGACGAACGAAACAGACCCGCAAGTGATCTGGGACATGTACACCGTCCCAGCACCGGCTCGGGTCTTAGAGGCCGTCCAACATCCGCACCTGGAGGGCAAAACATGACTTTTGGACTATCTGGAGCCGCGCTGGCAGGCATTGCCGTCGGCGGCGCAACCCTTATTTCCGGCATGGCGCAGGCCGATGCTGCTGAGTCTGCTGCACAAACACAGGCCGGCGCTTCACAGGCCGGCATCGCTGAACAGCGTCGCCAGTTCGAGGCAATTCAGAAGTTGCTTGAACCCTACGTTCAGGCAGGCACTGGCGCAATCAGCCAGCTACAGCCATTCCAGCAGGCTGGTGCGCAGGCATTTGAGCAGCAGCAGGCCATTGCTGGGCTACGAGGCCCAGAGGCGCAGCGCGCGGCCATTGCGCAAATCGAGCAGGGCGCTGGCTTTCAAGCTCAGGTCCAAGCTGGCGAGGAGGCTCTACTGCAGCGCGCCTCTGCCACTGGTGGCCTGCGTGGCGGCAACATTCAGGGCGCGCTGGCGCAGTTCCGGCCGCAGATGCTGCAGCAGGCCATCGAGCAGCAGTACGGCCGCCTGGGCGGCTTTGCAGGCGCTGGTCTTGGCGTGACCGAGCAGCTCTACCGTGGCGGCCAAGCTGCTGCGGCTGGCCAGGCATCGCAGGCCCAAGCGCTCGGCACCAATGTTTCCAACCTGCTGGCACAACAGGGCGCAGCCCTGGCCGGTGGCGAGCTGGCGCAAGGCAGGGCATTTGCTGCCATCCCGTCCGCAATTTCTGGAGGCCTTGGAATCTTCTCTGGTCTGGGAGGTAAATTCTGATGGTCCAGCCAATCAACTACGCCATTGACATCCCTGACCCGTCGCAGGCTTTTCTGCAGGCGTTCAAGACCGGTACGGCTGTCACAGAGAGCCGCCTGGCGCAAGAGCAGGCTCAGCGCCAAGCCGAGCAGCAAAGGACTGTCATGCAAGCCTTTGAGCGTTTGCGCCAGCCAGGCGCAACGGCAAAGGACTATGCCAATCTGTCCATGCTGCTGCCTGAGACGCAGGCCAAGGCCGTGCGCGAGAGTTTTAACATGCTCAACGCCGATCAGCAGCAATCTGCCAGATCACAAGCTGGGCAGGTTTTTTCTGCGTTCAGGTCCGGCCGTCCTGAGATCGCCATTGGCCTGATCCAGCGTCAGATCGACGCCAAGCGCAACAGCGGCGACGAGTCCGGTGCTCAGTTTCTGGAGACCTGGCGCGACGTGGCCAAGGAGACGCCAACGGCCACCGAGGACTACTTCGGCGGCATCCTGGCCGAGATGCCTGGCGGTAAAGATGTGCTGGAGGCTGCGCTGAAGGTTTCTGCGGAGCGCAGGACTGCAGCCGAGGCACCTGCCAAATTGCTGGAGGCGCAATCAAAAGCCAAAGAGGCCGAGGCAAAAGCACGAGTGGCTGTGGAAACCGCCACAGATGACATTGCCAGAGCCACAGCTCTGCGTGAGTTTGAGCAGGCAAAAGCCAGGAGAGAAAGAGCAGACGCTGATGTGGCTGCTGGAACCGTGCAATCACGCATTGCAAAAGCAGCGGAGGAGGCTAAGCCCGACCCTGGGTTTGCAATCATCCCAGAGGCAGAAAGAGCAAGCCTTGGACTTCCACCTGGCGTCTATCAAAGAAACCTTGGGACGCAGAAAATCGAGCCTGTCAGCAAGGAGCTGGTGAAGATTGACCTCGGCCAGCAACGAGACACGCTGGCCATGAAAGAGCTGGACGTGCCAAGGGCGCAGGAGTTCTCTGCCGCTGCCGCATCTGCTCGGACGCTGGCGCGAGACTCCAAGGTCATCGCCGATCTGCTCAAAGGCAAGGGCGGCGGTGCCACAGTCAAGTTGACGACAGACTTTGCCAAAACTCTTGGGTTTGAGACCGACACCGTCAGGGCCAACGACCTTGCCAATTCTCTGGCGATTCGTGGCGCTACTCAGCTTCGGCCACCTGGCTCTGGCTCTACGTCAGACACAGAATTCAAAGCGTTTGTCTCGGCATTCCCGTCGCTGGCGAACTCTGAAGGCGGCCGTGAGTTGATGGCCAAGTATGCAGACGCCTTTGCAACACGATCCGCAAAACTTGCAGACCACGCCAGGAAGCTGATTCGTGAGGACAGGTACAGCGAAGAAGAGATCGCAAGATTCGACACGAGCCTCGGTGCCATTCTCAAAGACGACTTCTACAAGCGTCCTGGAACTGGCGCTCCTGTCACCATCACATTGCCAAACGGTCAACGTGCAACATTCCCGAATCAACAGGCGGCTGATGCCTTCAAGCAAAGAGCAGGGATTCAGTAATGGCTACCGATCTTGAAGAACTTGTAAAACAGTTTGGTGGGACGGTATCCGGTACTGCGCCGGCTCCTGCACCAGCTCCTGCACCTGCGGCGGCCCCTGTGGCTGCACCTGCACCTATGGCTGCGCCAGCAGCAATGGCTGCTCCTGCAATGGCACCTGCGCCTGCACCTGTGGCGACTACCAGGGTTGCCAGGCCTGCTCCTGCCGCTGCAGCGGCTCCTACGCCTATGGCCGCACCTGCGCCGGCAGCTCCGGCTCCTGCCGCCACTGACATGACGGCCTTGGCTGCAGAGTTCGGCGGCCGGCCAGAGATGGGATTCTTTGGAAGCATCGTCGAGTCGGTCACCGGCCGCGCTCGGGCAACGCCTGAGACACAGCGCCTGCCTGAGTGGACGGCCATGCCAGAACTTAACCAAATGAGCATGGCGTCTTTCAAGTCGGCGCTGGGCACCTTGCTGACCAACCCGCAGGAGACGGTGCAGATTCTGCAGTCCAATTTCCCAGGCATGCAGGTCCGTCAAGACGCCAGAGGCAACTTTATCCTGCGCTCATCGGTCGACCAGAAAGAGTACGCCATCCCTCCTGGCTTCAGTGCTGGAGACATTCCAAGGGCGCTGGGCGGCCTGTTTGCCTTCACACCGGCAGGCCGAGCTGCAACCATCCCTGGCGCAGTCGTTGCTGCTGGTGTAACCCAAGCTGGCATCGAGGCGACGCAGGCAGGAACTGGTGGTCGGTTTGACACTGGCGAAATCGGCATGGCAGCCGCCACAGGCCCGGCAGGGCAGATCATTCAGCGTGCTGCACCTCCGGTGGCCGCAGCCGTCCGAAGAGGCGCACAGCGCGTCACAGGCCGCGCGCCGGCCGCTGCTGCACCTGCTCCAGCACCTCGCGTCGAGCCGACGCTTGGAGCCTTTCCTGAGCCAAGCGTAGACCAGCAAATTGCAGGACTCCGGTTCCAGCAACAGCGCCTTGCATCAGAACCCCTTCAAGAAGGAGAGTCTGTATATCTGCGAGAACTTAGCATCAATGATCTACAGCGGCAGATAGATCAACTCAGCGGACCGCCTGTAGCTCCTCCAGCAGCCGCAGCAATACCAGAGGCACCACCTGCGGCTCCCGGCCCTGCTGGAGCGCCTATGGGCACCGCAATGGCCCCTGAAGTGCCACCTGCGGCACCTGGGGCTGCTGCTGCCGTTCCGGCAGGCGATGTGGGCGAGGTGTTGAACCTGGCACGCAAGGCAGGCGGCATGGGTCCAGGGTCAACTGCGGCCAAGGCCAAGCTGGTCGACATGGCCCAGGTAAACCCTGATGCGCGTGCGGCAGCCGAGCGTCTGGGCATTGATGTGCCGTTCGACGTGCTGAGCGACAACCCGCAGGTGCGCAGCGCTGTGGGCCTGACCCGCGCGCTGGTTGCAGGCGAGGCCGAGGCAGCATGGGAAAACACCGTGCGCCAGGCCATTCAGCGTGCCGACGAGATTTCGCAGCAGTTCGATGCGGCCTTCGTGGCTGGCCGTCCTGCTCCTGGTGCGACCTCGCAGAAGATCGTGGACAACCTGCAGCAGACTCGGCAAACGCTGAAGTCTGACGCCAAGGCCATCTACGACCGTATCGATGAGATGGTGCCGAAAAACTCACCAGTCGATCTGAACAACCTCAGAACATACCTCGACGAACTGCGTGCCAATCTGGGCGCTGCAGGCCGCATGACGCCACAGGAATCCAACCTGGCCAAGATGCTGGAGAAGGGCGAGCTGACATACTTCGGCCTCAAGCGCGAGAAGGACTTGGTCGGCCAGGCTGTTGGTGGACTGAAGTCACCCTACGACAACATGGCGACTGGCGATCTCAAGCGCCTGTATGCAGCTTTGGCCCAAGACCAACTGGACAGCGTGGCCTCCCTGGCCGGCGAAGAGGCTCGGCGCGAACTGCGTGCGGCCAACCTGCTGACGGCAAAGCAGAAGGCGCTGGAAAAGCGCATCGTCGGTGCGTTTGGCCAGGAGATCGACGGCAGCGTGGCTCAGCGCATGCAGACGGCCATCAGCACGGCCGCCAAGGGCGATGCCGCGGCCTTCAATCGTCTGATGAAGGTGGTGCCTGCCGAGCTGCAGAAGGAGACGCTGGCCACCGCGCTGGCGTCCGTCACTGCTGGCAAGGCGGCAGGCCGTGCGGCTGCAGGAGCTGCCGAGACCGTCTTCAGCCCTGCCGAGTTCACCAAGGTCTACCGCGGCCTGCGCGCCAACCCGCCTGTTTACTCCCAGATGGTCAAGATCATGGGACCAGAGTGGGACCGTGCCTCGCGTGACCTCTACGAGATTTCGAGGCGCATTGCCGACGCACAGGCTCGCATCCCGACCACCGGCAAGGCCAACCAGATTCTGGGCGAGGCTGCGGTCGAAAGCCTGATGGGCAGGGTCATGTCCAGCAGCCTGGCGCAGCGTGCTGCCACTGGCGTGGCCAGCATGGTGCCTGGTGGCGGCTTGATCGCACCGGACATCGTGCAGTGGATGTCTGCTGCCAAAGGCGCTGGCGTGCAGAAAGCAGCCAAGCTGTTTGCCTCGCCAGAGTTCCAGGAACTGGCTGTGCAGTCTGCCACCAAGGGCGGCGAGCCAACCCAAGCCGCCATCCGTCGCACGGCCATGAGTAAAGCATTCAGTGATTTCGCAAAAGAGGTCAACCTGCCACAATCTCTGGATGCGCGCGTCCAGTACTTGCAGAGTGCAATCCAGGCCGGACGCCAATTTGAGCAGGAGATCGAACAATGAGCACAGTTTCAGTACCAGCACCATACCCAGCATTTGCTGGCGCTGATGGCCAGCCGTTGGAGGATGGCTACATCTGGATCGGCACTGCTGGCTTGCCGCCGATTGGCAATGCGATCAACGTCTACTGGGACGCAGCTCAGACGTTGGCTGCTGCGCAGCCGATCCGCACGCAGGGCGGCTATCCAGTCAACAGCGGCACGCCTTCCAGGTTGTTTGTCGGAAGCGACTACAGCATCCAAGTGCAGGACAAAAATGGCAGCGTGGTTTACACCTCGCTGCTGGACAACTTGTACTCTGGTGGTGGCGCAGGCTCAATTGTGACCAACGCAACTGGCGATGGCGTGCAGTTGATCTTTGCGGTGTCGTTTATCCCGTCTGCGATCTACATCAATGGCGTCTATCAAAATCAAAACACTTACTCGGTGGCCGGTGGGAATGTCACGTTCTCCGAAGCGCCACCAGTCACCTCGGTGATCGAGTTCCTGATCTAAGGAGAAAGCAATGCTAAAAGCAGTCTCATCCATCACCAACGCCATCGGTGCGTTGAACTTCAAAGGCACGTGGGATGCCAATGCCAACAGCCCTGTGCTGACCTCTAGCGTGGGCACAAAGGGCGATTATTACGTTGTCGGCACAGCAGGCTCCACCAACCTCAACGGCATCAGCAACTGGGGTGTGGGCGATCTGGCAACCTTCAACGGCTCGGTCTGGCAACGAGTCGAGGGCGGCGCTGATCTGAATGGTGTGAACCTTTCCGTCTCAGGCACAAGCACCCTGTCCGGCCTGACCGCATCGACAGCTCTGGCATTGAACGCAAGCAAAGAAGTGGTCAGCGTCACCAACACTGGCACAGGCAACAACGTGCTGGCAACCACACCGACCTTGGTGGGCGATGTCACCCTGTCCACTGGCAACCTTGTTGTGTCAAATGGCAAAGGTATTGATTTTTCACTAACACCGGGCACAGGCACAAGCGAGTTGCTGGCTGACTATGAGGAAGGCACTTGGACGCCAACTTATACGAATTGGACAATTGACCCCATAACCAACAACGCAACATATACAAAAGTTGGCCGTTTGGTCACGGTCACTTATGTGGCCAACGAAGGTGTAGCCGTTGCCGGAAATTCCGAAATTGGTGGACTTCCATTCACATCAAAAAACACCAATGGGGCATCTGTTGTTGCAAAGGATTTGAGTGGGTCTAGCCCGGGAACAACTGTTTTTGGCACCATTGGTGGAAATGCTACAAAAATTGCATCTATGTCATCTGCCACATTCACAGGCCTGTACTGGGCTTTCTCCACAACGTATGTTGTGTAAGGATCGAAAATGTCTTTGACAAAAGCCTCATATTCGATGATTGATGGCGCGTCCATCAACGTGGTGGACTTTGGCGCTGTTGCCGATGCCGTTGTCAGCGGAAACAACTTTGTAAGCGGGACCGACAACCTTGCGGCCTTTAATGCAGCACTGGCTAAAGCGACCGCAACTGGCATCACCAGAGTGCGTGCGCCGGGTGGTTTCTACTACATCTCGGCACCGTTCACGCTTCCGCGAGGAGTCACGCTTGAAGGCGATGGCACCAGCCATCTTCCAATTGTTACTCAGACAAGCAACAGAACTGGCACTTGCTTGTTGGTTAATGGGACTGCTGGCGCTGACTGCTTGGCATTTGAGTCCAACGCAGGCCACTCTGGTCTTGCAAACATCTCCATTTACAACACCAACACCAACGCAATTCGCTCGGTGGTTTCGATTGTTGGACAACTGTATCCACGCATGACCAACGTGGAACTTGCTAGTTTGAAGAAAACTACTGGATGCGGTTTGTGGATTTCGGCAGCAACGACAGGCGTTAAATTCTCAACATTGTGGGGTGCTTTTCATAACATTGTTGCAGTTGGGACAGACGTTGGCACTGCAAACGAGGCCAGTCTTCGATACGGCTTGATTGTGTATGGGTTTACCCCCGTTGATGTCTCCAACGCAAACTCTTTTGTATCTGGTCAATTTGCTGGAACATGGGGCGGTATGTTGATGGACGGCGATGCTGGAGACACCGGTGCATTGTCTTGCGTGTTCCACGGTGTTAAGTTTGACACAAACTGGGACGGAACTTACACGCCAGAATTCCGCACAAAAGCTGATGCCGTGTTTGGATGGCTTGAAAACGACTGCTACATCTATCCGGTTGTTCACTTAAAGAAGGGCCGCGATACTGCGTTTCACGGTTGCTACTTTGAGGCGGCTGGCTCTCCAGCCACATACAATGATGGCGTCAATGGATCACATGATCTGATTGCTGTTTTTTACAACGGCGGCGGGACAACGGTCAACCAAGGAACAGATGTTCTTGGCTGCAACTGGAATGGCTGCTACTTGTTTGACATTGGGCAAGCTGCCCGTGTTGACCCCGCGCTGGTGACAAGATACAGCACCCGCTTTGTTGAAAATTTGCTTGTCCTTGCAAGCGGTACCCAATCTATTCCGGCGTTTGCGTGGACAAAGGTCGAACTTAATGGTGGGCCTCAATTTGGTGACAATTCATTCTTGGAATGGGATGCCACAAATGATGCCGCCAAGATTAGAAGTCCCGGTACATATTTGATCACTGGTCAATTTGAGTTTGCTGGATGGGCTGTTGGCGCTGGGACTTCGGGAATTATTCGCATCCAGACAGATGCCGGATATACCTACCAAGGGGGCCGCATGGGGCCATTGGCCTTGAACGAGTCAATCGTACTTCAAGTGCAAGTTCAGATGAGCCTTTTACGAGGTCAATCCGTATGGCTTGAGGTTTTGCAGAATCAAGGCAGCAACCAAAATAGCAGCGGATCAAACACCCGTCTAAACGTGACAAAAATTTGTTAAGGAGAAATTCATGGCGCTCAAAAAATCACATCAGTCTAAATTCGGCATTCTTATTCAAGACGCTTACTTCAAAGTCTCCAGCGTTTCTGGCAGCAAACTTGGTGCAATCATCACAGTCGATGTTTACGCAAGCGATGAAGCATCAAAGTCAGGATCGCATCAGGTAGACAGCAGCCGTTTTGACTTCACACCATCGCAGACTTCAAAGACTTGGGACGCTCAAGCCTATGAACACCTGAAAACTCTGCCAGAATTCGCTGGCGCAACTGATTGTTAAACCAAAGCCCAAGTGGATTCTTGGGTCATACTAGGAGAGCATCATGCTTGAGAAAATTGAAATCGTTGACCGTATCGAAGTGATTGAAAACGGCTCCGTGCAAGTTCGCACCAAAACCGCCATCAAAGAAGATGGCGTCGAAATCAGCAGCAAGTTCCATCGCCATATCGTTGTCCCTGGCGACGACTACAGCGGCGAAGATGCCCGTGTTCAAGCCATCTGCGCTGCCACCCACACTGCTGACGTAATCGCAGCTTACAAAGCCGCACAAGGAGTCTGACATGGCCACCAATTCCCAGATTGCATTTGCACCCCAAGGCGAGACCGTCGTCGTCGCTGCAGCCGTTGCACCTCCTGCCGGCGTTCAGGCTCCGGTCTACGACAAGTTTGATGCCCAGGGCATGGGCCAGTACCGCATCGTCAACGGCAGCCAGAACACTGTGTTCTTGGGCGTCGGATCAACTGCTGCACTGGCGACTGCTAACGCTGTTGCCCCTGTGGCCGGCAACCCGTCTCCGGCCATTGTGCTGGTGCCTGGTGCTGTGGAAATCCTGCGCTTTAACCGGACGGTCTACTTCAGTGGCGCTGCGTCATCTGCCTCGACGGTCTACATCGTGCCTGGCGAAGGCTTGTGATGTTGGAGACAGACGTGATGTCAGAGAGCAATGAGATTGACCTGGTGAAGTACGGCGTCTTGTGGCAGAAGGTCCAAGACATGGACAAGAAGGTCGACAAGATGGAGCGCAATGTCGAGGAGCTGCTGGCGCTGGCCAACAAAGGCAAGGGCGGCCTGTGGTTTGGCATGTCCATCGTCTCTGGCGTCTCGGCCGTGGTCGGCTACGCCTTGAACTACTTTAAGCACTAGCCATGTCTGATCAAAACTTAGCCCACGAGTTGGCACTCATCAAAGAGCAGGCCAAAGTAGAGCTGAACAAGCTGCAAGCGCAAAGCACAGCAAAGGAAGTGGCCGGTAAAGCCATTGGCGAAAGCGGCCTGTTTTACATCACGCTGATCATTGTCATCGGTGTTGGTTCCAGTGTGGTGCTTGAAAATGAGAAGATCGCAGCAGTCATGGGTCTGCTGGGCGCGGCTCTGACTGCGCTGATCTCCATGCTCAACGGCATTGCTGGTGCGAACGCCAAGCAAGAGAAGCCTGAGTTCGAGGTCATGAAGCAGTTGATCGACAAGCTCGACCGACTGGATCGTCCAGAGCAGCCCATGCGTGTGGACGTTGAAGGCGATAAAGTTACTGTTCGCAAGGGTGATGACGTTGTTACCGCCAAGAAGGAGTAATCATGGACTGGCTCAAGCAGATCGCACCAACCATCGCCACCGCACTCGGTGGCCCACTGGCCGGCATGGCCGTCTCGGCTGTCTCCAAGGCCATTGGCGTTGACGAGAAGGAAGTCGGCGACCTGATTGCCAACAACAAGCTGACGGCCGACCAGATCGCCCAGGTCAAGTTGGCTGAGATCGAACTGCAGAAACAGGCTCAGGAGCTGGGCCTGAACTTTGAGAAGCTGGCGGTCGAGGATCGCAAAAGCGCCAGGGACATGCAGGCCACGACTCGTTCGATGATGCCTCCCATCTTGGCAGGCGCGGTCACTGTCGGTTTCTTCGGCATCATGGTGATGATGTTCTTTAACCAGATCGACAGCAACAACCCGGCAATCCTGATGATGCTCGGCAGCCTTGGCACGGCCTGGACAGGGATCATTGCCTACTACTTTGGCAGCTCTGCTGGCTCGCAGGCCAAGACCGATCTGCTCTCAAAAACCACCAAGTGAAGACGCCATGAAACAGAACTTCGAAGCTGCACTGGCTGCCGTCCTACACCACGAGGGCGGCTTTGTGAATCACCCAAAAGACCCAGGCGGCATGACAAACCTCGGCTGCACCAAGAAGGTCTGGGAGGAGTACTGTGGCAACGAGGTGGACGAGAAGGCCATGCGTGCGCTCACGCCTGCCGATGTGGCACCTCTGTACAAGTCGAAGTACTGGGACAAGGTGCGCGGCGACGAGCTGCCGTCCGGCGTGGACTACGCTGTCTTCGATGCCGCCATCAACAGCGGCCCAGGAAGGGCTGCAAAGTGGCTCCAGGCGTGCGTTGGCGTCGAGCCAGATGGTGGCATAGGCCCGAAGACTTTGGCGGCTGTGTCGGCCTTTGATGCGCAGCGGCTTGTCGAGGACTACTCCAAGCGCAGGCTTGCATTCCTTGTGAACCTACCGACTTGGACAGACTTCGGCAAGGGCTGGGGCAGGCGCGTGGCTGATGTGAAGGCCAAGGCCACCGGCATGACTGCCTGAGACCTTCTAGGTAGTCTTGCGCCTGCGACACGCCTCGCGCATGGCAGGCGTGAAGTCTGGATGAAACGATGCCAGGCTGCAGTCAATCACCCGTCTTTCAGGTGCGACTATTGCAGATGCTGCGATCAGCACGATCCACATGCAGGTCACCAGCACCACGGCCAGCACCACGAGCATGGCGCTGGCCATCCTTTTTAGGTGTCCAGCCACAGGGCTGGCAGGCAGTGGCTCAGCGGCCAGCATGACTGGCCTGCACTTGGCAACTCGAGCAGGACAGTATCGGCCCTGCACGCAGTCATAGTCACAGCAGTTCATTTGTCCAGGCTCAGAAACAAGCAGGCATGTTTGTGGCTGACTCCTTTGGAGTCGATGTAGGTCTCGCCACATCCGACCATCCACTCCATGAGCAGGATGGCCATTGCCACACCGATTGCGGTGGCCAGCGCCAGGTTGAGCAGCTTCTTCATTTCTTGACCTCCGAAGGTGGCACCCAGCCCATTGCGCGAAAGCGATCCATGATGTTGGTGGACGCTGCTGGCACATAGCGCCAGTTGGGGTTGAGCAGGCTGGGCCTGATGGCCAGCCAAGAGGGTTGCTGAGGTTGTGGGGCTTGCATGGCGGTCTCCTTGAAGAAGGGGCCAGTGGCCCCGGTTAATTACTTGATCTTGATCTCGCCAAAATACTTGTCACCAGTTGGGCGATAAGCTCCCTGCTGTTTCAGCACAGACAAAGCACCAGCAAACTGCAATGGGCTCACGCCTTTTACGCTTGCATTGGGCAGGTAAACCATGGCCCAGCGGCTTCCATCTTCATCTGTCGATTGGCATCCTTCGTGGTTGGCTACCAAGGATTCGTAAACTGTGCGGTTAATCATCATGTCGGTTACTCCGGTTTGATTGTTGCGATGCCCACATCTTACCACGATTACCCACAATCTAATCAACTAGGGACAAACCCTAATCTTTAGGAGTTTTTGCAGCAATCACCTTGGCCACCTTCTCAAGCGTTGTGAAGCGGTGCATGTTGGCGCACTCATAGCGCCTGTACTTGGCATTGTCTGCACGCTGGCGAGTTTCCTTCACCAGCGTCCAGGTGCCACACACTGGGCACTTCATGAGGCCACCTTCTTGCCCTCGTCTACCAGCCCCTGCTTGATGTAGTGCAGCACCTGGGCGGCCAGTGTCCTAGTATCGTTTTCAGCCTGGCGGCGCAGTGCCAGCTCAACATCTGCCGGAATCCGGATCGTCATGTAGCGATCCTTGGTGGCAGATGCCGACGACTTGGAAGTGGTCGGCGCGTCCATCAGATCATCACCTTCCAGTCTTCGGCCAGCATGTCAGTCTGACTGGCCAACCACGGCACGCGAGCGCCTGGAGTGTTCTGTGCGTCTGCAGGGTAGTTCAGAAACACATAGGGCAACGTCATCTTGCTGTGCTCATCAGGGCGCTGCAGCTCAAGCCACATGCCTTTGCCGTTCCAGCCTGCGCGGCACACATGAATGCCTTTTTTCAGGCACTCAAGCGCCAGGCCAAATGTCATGGCGTCGCATTCGCGGTAAGCATCCTCAAACGCTTCCTGTGGCGACCAGGATTCGTATCCATCGGCATAGCGCACGCAATAGCCTTCGCGGCCGGACTCGCTGTGCTTCTCAGGCACGGCTTGGATGATCTTGGTTCCGATATAGCGTTTCATCAGTCAGTCCCTCCAGCGTTGGTGATGGCAGCTTCCTCGAACATGTCGGCCGTGGCCTGGCCGGTGGCCAGTTCCACAGGGATGCCGTTGGTCAGCAGGCTGACCAGGTCGTCCTGGCCGGCCACCTCGATGTCGAACCGGGTCGAGGCGGCGTACTTGATGGCCTGAGCCTGGTTGGCAGCTCGGATCAGGCGGTGCTTGTTGGTCTCGGTGTCGGTCACCACATAGATGCGCGTGCTCATTGCTCGGCCTCCTGCGTGGCCTTTGCGTTGATCATGATGCTGGCCACCTGAGAGTTGGCCTGCATCAAAATCTCCGGCAGGAAGCCAGAGACGATCTCGAAGGGCTGCTTTTGCAGCACCAGGACGAGCTGCTGCACCTTGGCCAGCGTGAGCTGCACGGTGATCTGGCTGTCGCCAGGAATCTGCACCTGGGTCGGTGCGGCTTGTTCTTGGGTCATGGGTTCTCTCTGTTGGTTGATGAAAAGGCGCTGATCTGCCGCTTGGCATCTTCCGCACCTTTTCCCACTATACAACAGAATCCCACACTTTCCAGATATTTAATCCAGTCCTTCTGCTCTGGGCTTAGGCTGCCGCCTTTGGTGCGCTTCATCTCAACCCACAAGCGCCAAGCCGGCACAAACAGGTCCGGCACGCCGGAGGAAACGCCTTCGGCCTTCAGGCGGCCGGCTGTGGCCTTGCTGCGCGCGCCACCGTTGGGGATGGCAAAGATGCGCACGTCTGGCCAGGACTGCCGGAACCAGCGCACCAGCTCGCGCTGCTCCTCGTGCTCAAGAGGAATGCGGTCGGCGGTCAAAATGGGCATTCGGCCTCCCACTTGTCGCAGGCGTCCACGGTAGATGCAAAGTCCTCCGGTGGCGTCATGAAGAACTCGACGCACAGGCCGTCGACCCCGTAGTGCTCGCATGTGTGGCAGCACTTCGGCGGCCCAGACTGCAGCCACTGGCGATAGTCAAGCAGGAATTGTGGTTCTGGTGGTCTGGTGGTCATGTCCAACTCCTCTTCAAAACACGGTGAAACTTGCCGTCCATCTTGTACTCGATGCTGCTGGGCGGCTGGCTGTTGCTCATCTGCACGGCCAGGTACTCCAGCCCTTCGCTGCCGTCCATGTGCGTGGCCTGGGCCAGATTCGCACCAGATGATGTTGCCATCGTCATCAGTTGGCGCATCGCCTTGTCGCCGGCATACCCGTCGTGCAGCACAGGCAGGTACTCAGTGATCGGTCTGTCGGACAGGCTGCCATAGTAGGTGCAGGACAGCATCTCCTTGCCACTGGCCTTGCTGATGTGCCTGCGCCAGTTCCAGCTCGTCACATCCAGGTCTTTGCCTTCCAGGCCCATGATGTCGTCCTGGTGCAGCTCCAGCTTGCGCTTCTCAGGCTCTGGGAAGGCGTGGCCACAGGCCGAGCACACGCGCGCTGCAATGGCGCACAGCTCGCCACAGTTATCGCAGACCTTGACCGGTGCTTCACCGTTGCCCTCTCCAGCCTTCTTGGGCGGCTGCACAGCGGTGATCGGACCGTGCGTGGCCACCACACCGGCGAAGTCCAGCACCAGGCAGTGGTCGGTGTGGCTCTTGACCCGCATGCCTCGGCCTGCCATCTGGACATACAGGCTGGCGCTCATGGTCGGGCGCAGCATTGCGATCAGGTCAATGTCAGGATAATCGAAGCCGGTGGTCAGCACGTTGGCGTTGGTCAGGGCGCGCAGTCGGCCAGCCTTGAAGTCGGCCAGCATCTTCTCGCGTTCCTTCTTCGGAGTTTCACCCGTCACGCAGTCAGAGGCAATGCCGTGCTGGCGTAGGACTTCGGCTACATGCTGTGCGTGCTTGACGCCTGTGCAGAACACCAGCCAGGCTTTGCGCTCTCCAGCCAGTTCGATCACCTCGCGCACCACCCGCTGGTTGTTGTCGTCGGTATCGACTGCGGCCTGCAGCTCGGCCTCAATGAACTCCCCGCCACGCTTGTGCACGCCAGTCACATCCAGCTTGGCCCTGGTGACCTTGCTGCGCAAGGTGGACAGATACCCCTTAAACACCAGCTCCTCGATGCTGGTTGGTTCAATCAACGCATCAAACAGCGCAGGTTTGTCGGTGATGAGGCCATGACCTAGCCTGTAAGGGCTAGCTGTAAGCCCCACCACCCGCAGCTCAGGGTTGATGGCCTTCAGCTCGCCCAGCAGCTTGCGGTATCCACCCTCGTCCTTGTGGTTGACCAGGTGGCACTCGTCGATGATCACCAGGTCAATGTGGCCCAGCTCCTTGGCCTTGCTGCGCACAGACTGGATGCCTGCAAAGGTGATCGGCTCGCCGAGCTGCTTCTTGCCGATGCTGGCGCTGTAGATGCCCATCGGCGCGCCTGGCCAGTGCTGGCGCATCTTCTCGGCATTCTGCTCGATCAGCTCCTTGACGTGCGTCAGCATCAGCACCACGGTCTCTGGCCAGTTCTGCAGCGCGTCCTTGCACAGCGCGGCCACGATGTGGCTCTTGCCTGATCCGGTGGGCAGCACCAGGCAAGGATTGCCTGCATGGCCTGCCTCGAACCAGGCATAAAGCTGGTCGATAGTTCGCTGTTGGTAATCACGCAGCATTGCTATCCTTTGCCGCAGCGATAGCGGCACGGGCTTTGTTGACTGCTCCTTGAAGGTTGTGTCTTTTTTGGAAGTATTCGGTCGCGTAAGCACCCCAAGCCTCAATGTCGTCAGCCGCCTCTTCCAGCGCCTCCAGCAGTTGCGCGTTAACTGATTCCGCAGCATTCGAGCGCTGGGCCAATTCGCGGTATCCATCAAGTCGCTGTGCTGCGGGTGGGGTGGTGTAGAGGGGAACCGTGTATCGGCCCTCGTACCTTGCGTGCTCGCTCGGGGCAACGCAGTCATACACTTCGCCATGATCGTCCATCAGTCCCCACGCCACAGGCTCCTGCTTGTAAACCTCAGACTCAGGGATTTCCTGCGTCACTATTTTCTCTCCATCAAACCATGTCTTCGTGATGTGTGTTGTCATTTGTTCTCCTTGTTTGCCGCAGACCAGCCAGACCACGCCCAATAAGCCGGGCTGTTTAGCCTGAACGGGTTGGTGCTGTCGTCGTAATCGGCGTCCCACCATTCGTTGAATGCTTGCGGGATGTTGTCCCAGTTTGATTGGGCGAGGCTGTCTTCTTGCTTCTCAGCAACCTGATGTCGCCTTGCTCTGAACACGGCCTGCACATATGGGTCGTCAAAGTCCTTACACTCATCACCTGCTGAGTACTTGACGACATTGAACTGCATCTCATGCACCAACCCACAGTCACAGCACTTCATGAAGTATTGCTCCGGGTCAGGGCAGACCCACTCTGACCAATCAGACGCCGAGTCAACTTCGTGTTTGATGAAGTCTTGCGGCAGTCCGTCGGGTCGATATGCTGTATCGCTGGTCTTCCATGCTTCCTGTTCATCGGCCTGCTCGATGGCTGTGCGGAGGGCGGTGATAGCTTCTACATGCGAGATCACGGACTCGTTGTATGGTTTTGGATGCGCTTCTTCCAGCGCCTCCAGCGCCTGTTTCATTGCTTCGATAGTCATCCTACAATCCTCCCGCCAAAATCCTTGCGCATCTCGGCAATGAAATCATCACCGCTGGCGCAGGCAGCAGCGTTTGCAAGCAGCTCCTTGGAGCTGAACACGCCTTCCTGCTCAGGGTCTCCATTGGCCACATTCGTGCCATTGATCTCATACACAGCCGTCCACTCGTCTGGCCCATCCTTGCGCTGCCAGGCCACCAAATCAGGATGTAGGACATGTCCTTCACATCCAGTGCGCTGGGCATCCACCGGGATCACAGCATCCCACTTGGCACATTGCCATTCGCTGGCCTTGGTGGCCGTGCTGTGCGCACAGGTGCGGCAGTTCACATGCTCGGTGGTCTTGGTATAGGCACAGAACTGCGACGCATCACAGAACTTGCACTGATACCAGGTCGCAGGGTCAGCACTTATCGGCTCTGGCATTCGGTCACTCAGAGCAATGCGCTGGCCTCGCTGGATGTACTTCTCGGCCACCTCCTTGTCGTAGCGCACTCGCTCGGTGTGGATGCGGTCATCGTCCTTGCAGACTGCCAGATAAAAGGCACGGTCGATCTTGGTGCCGTGCATGTAGAGCTGCATCTGGACAAAATGCTCGGGCTTGGACTTCTCCACGCCTTCTTTCACCAGGTCATCAAATGACTTCTTGCTGTGCGTCTTGAACTCGGCCACATGGCGCTTCTTTGGCGCTTCTGGCACTCCTGACTCAATGATGGCATCCAGGCTGCCTGAAACATGACAGCCAAGGTCAACACGGCTCTGTGCGCTGCCTGTGCTGCGCACGTCCATGCCGATGGCTCGCAAGTCTGAAACGATGGTGGCTTCCTCCATCTGGCCACGCCTAAACAGACGCAAGACTCGGCCAGGAAACTTGGGCTGCACAGCCCAGCGAAAGCTCAGCCACAGCCACCTGTCACACACATGGCCGAGCTGGCTGCAGCCCATGTGCGGCCTGGGCACCTCGGCCTGCGACTCGTGGTGCTTGTCGACCAAGGCCTGGATGCTATGATTTGACTCGGGTATCTTCATGTTGCCCGTCTCCTTTTGGTAGTTGCCACTTCAGCCCCAGCCTCGCAAGAAGCTGGGGCTTTTCTCTGCTTACTTCTTGGCCCAGGGTGGGGCTGCCTTGGCCGGCGCGGCTGCTGCCGGTGCTGCTGCCGGTGCAGCGGCCTGGAAGGTTGGCGCTGCGCCACCGTTGATGGCGCGGTAGGCCTTTACCTCGTTGCTGGCCTCGTAGGTCTTGCCGGTCTTCTCATCCGTGCGCGCTGCCCGGATCGCCAGCTTGATGTTGAGGTTGCCGCCAATCAACTGGTCGGTGTCTGTCACCTTGGCCAAGCCGATGGCGCGCATGATGTCGCCAAGCTGCTGGCGTCCGATCTCTTCGGCCTTGGCGCTCGCGTTCTTGATGTTGAGGTTCGAGAAGATCACCCGGCCCTGGTGGCTCGGCCCTGTGATGTCCAGGCGCAGCTTGATGTACTGGCCGGTGCCGTCGTTGGTGGGCTTGAGTTCTGCCTGCGTGACAGTGGCGTTATAGCTGCCTTCAGGCAGCGGCTCGAAGTTACCGCCATTGCCCTGGGGCAGTTCGTTTGCGTCGAAAGTTTGTCCGAGAAAAGCCATGATGATTACTCCTTGGTGGTGGGTTCGATGGTGAAAGAAGGGCGGCCAGGCTTGGCCGTGATTGCTGCTGCCAGCGGCTTGGTGATGGACTCGTCGGCGGCCTTCCAGATGGCCATGTTGATCTCCGGCTTCCACCGGAACAGCGTCGAGAGGTGATCGGTCAGGCCGTGCTCGGCGGCCAGCTCCTGCACCTTGTCGGCATCCACCTTGCGGTCAATGCGGCCGACGACCTTGACTCGGAAGCCTTCGAGCGCCAGGGTCTCGGTTCCTTCGGTGTCGTCGCGCAGGTTGGCGATCTTCCTGATCTGATCCTCGATCTTGCGGCGGTCAGCGGTGGCCGAGGTTTCGTTTTCCTTTGCGATCAACCACATCTGAGCCAACTGCTCGGCGTCAGTCACGCTCTTGATGAAGTCCTCGGTGTTCATCATTTCCTGGACGTTCATGCCTTGCCTCCGATCTTTGCAAACACTGCGCTCAGGTCCGGTGCTTCCCACATGTCCAGCTTGCCGCTGCGGTCCTTAGCCAGCCAGAGGCCATCGCTGTCGCACATCAGGGCCCGCTGCGTCGCACCCTCGCCATCCTTCTCAACACGCAGGGCCAGCACCTCATCAAAGAAGTACGGAAGCGCCTGGCCGGTCTTGTTGCCAGGCATGCTGGGCGCATACAGCACACGGCCCATTTCGTCCTGGGTCTTCTCCAGCTTTGCGCTCATGTAGACGTGCCGGCCAGGCAGATCGCGGAAGGCGCGAATGATGTCGGCCATCTGCTCCTGCATTGCACCGTAGGCTTGGCGCGGGTCTTTGGTCGCCTTCTTCTCGGTGTTAAGCACCACCTCGGCAATTTCGCTGATGGAGTCAAGCGCCACCGACTTGAATGCCTTGGCCTCGTCTGCCTCGGTCAGCCACTTGTAGGCCTCCTGCAGGTCGGTCATCGATGCGATCTCGATGAAGGGCAAGTCTGCGTCCTGGATGGACAGCAGGCCGCCTTCAGCCGACAGAACGATGGGGCTGGGGAGGGTCTTGATCAGTGAGGTCTTGCCTGCGCCGGCCTGGCCATAGACCAGGACTTTCACACCATTGGCAGATAGGCTGCCGGTGGTCTTCACGTTGATTGCCATGTTGGCTCTCCTTCTTGGTTGCTGCGCCTTTGGGTGATTCCGTTCGCGCAGTGGTTGCACTTTAGCATGGAACAATGTAGGATTGCAACACCCGACCAAAGTTTTTTTATAGAGGCCAAAAAATGATGACCCTGGAACAGATTCGAGAATCCTTGCGAGACCGCATGCCTGCCAAGGTTGCGGAGGCCACCGGACTGCACTACAACACCATCCGAGAGGTGCGCGACAACCCAGATGCCAATCCGACCTACAAGGTTCTCAAGGCCTTGTCGGATTACCTGACACGCAGGGAGGCCACGATCAATGGCTGATCTTTCCAACGTCCTTGGCGGCCCTTGGTCGCCACCTCCAGAAAAGCGGGTTGCGCCTCCAGAGGAGCAGCTCCTTGATGCCATCAAGTCAGCCGGGCTGGAGCAGCCAGATCAGGTGATCTTCGATGGCAAGCTGCACCGGTTCAAGTCAGGGACCAAAGGCAGCGCCAAAACAGGCGACAAGTCAGGCTGGTATGTGGTCTTCGGTGATGGTGTTCCAGCAGGCCGCTTCGGCTGCTGGCGCATGGGGTTCGAGTCACCCTGGCGTGCAGACGTTGGCAGGAAACTGACAGCCACCGAGGAGATGGCCAACGCCAGGCGGCTGGCAGAGGCAAAGGCATTGCGAGAGGCAGCCCTGGAAAAGCAGCACGAGGTGGCCGCGGCGACCGTGGAGGCAATCTGGACAGCGGCCCAGGCAGCCAGTCCCGATCACCCGTATCTCAAGCGAAAGGGCATCCAGGCGCACGGTGCCAGGATCACAGGAGACGGCAGGCTGATCGTGCCACTGTTCGACAAGGATGGCCAACTCTGCACCCTGCAGTACATCGACAACGAAGGAGGAAAACTCTACCACCCAGGCGGCGAGGCCGGTGGGAAATTCTGGATGGTAGGCTCACTGGATGAGCCTGGCGTGCTTTATGTGGCTGAAGGGTTTGCCACAGCGGCCACAATCCATGAGACGACAGGCCGCCCCTGCGTGGCCACTTACAGCGCCAGCAGCCTGGTGCCGGTCACTGGAAGCCTGCGCGAGATGTTCGGGATTGGCCAGGACATTGTGATCGTCGCAGACCACGACAAGCATGGCGTCGGGCAAAAGTATGCCGACCAGGCGAGCGCGAAGTTCGGTGCCAGGGTGATCATCCCACCCATCGAGGGCATGGACGCCAACGATTATGCACAGGCTGGGCACGATTTGGTCGGCCTGCTAGTGCAGCAAACTGGCTCAGCCGTGATCGACAAGCTACAGGTGGTTTTTGGTGACCAGCTCGGCAGCGATTACGAGGCACCAGACGAGCTGGTGGAAGGCCTGATGACCATCGGCAGTTCGGTGGTGGTTTACGGAGACAGCAACTCCGGAAAGACCTTCTGGGCGCTGTCAGTGGCCACGGCCATCGCAAGTGGCGAGGACTGCTACGGCCGCAAGACCGACCCCGGCCTGGTGGTCTACCTAGCCAGCGAAGCCCCGGCCAGCATCCGGTCGCGCATGCAGGCCATCAAGAAGTTCCACGGCTGCAGCCTGGAGAACCTGGCGATGGTGCCTGTCCCGATGAACTTCTACTCTGGCGACCAGGATGCCCACGACGTGATCGAGCTGGTGCGTGCCATTGAGGTGGCCAAGGGCAAGCCGGTGCGCCTGATCATCGGCGACACGCTGGCCAGGATGAGCGCCGGCGCGAACGAGAACAGCGGCGAGGACATGGGTCCAGTCATGGCCAGATTCGACCAGGTGGCCACGGCAACAGGCGCTGCCATGATGATCATCCACCACAACGGCAAGGACGCAGCCAAAGGCGCTCGCGGCTGGTCCGGCATCCGTGCCCACATCGACACCGAGATCGAGGTCAGCGAGAAGGAAGGCACCCGGTCGGTGACCGTCACCAAGCAGCGAGAGCTGCCAAGCAAAGGCGAGACGATCTACTTCAAGCTGGAGGTGATCGAGATGGGCAAGACCAAGTTTGGCGGCCCAGCGACCACCTGCGTGGCCGTGCCAGACCAAGAAGCAGCAACCACAAAACCCCACAAAAAGCCTACAAAGCACGACGAGAACGTGCGCACAGTCGAGCGCGCCTGGTGGGCATCAGGTGCCGAAGAGCGTGAGGGTTTTCCCTATGTAAGCAGGTCGGCGCTGCGTGATCTGCTGGTCAAAGATGGAGCGACCGAGCGCACCGCAAAGAACAAAACCGAGGCATCCAGACCGGATGGAATTATCTCGCAAATGCTCAACGCAGGCGCTCTGGAGACGTTCGAGCATGGTTGGATTTTCGTCAACAAGGCGCAGGCAAGTGCCATGCTGATGCAAAAAAATGGAGGACAAAATCGCCCCTAAACGCCCCTGAGTGCCCCTAGGGGTTTTTAGGGGTTAGGGGCAAAAGCCCGTTAAATCGCCCCTCCCCGCCCCTAAAACGTATACGTTAGGGGCGGTAGGGGCAACGGGATGCGGGAAATCAGGGATAAAGTTATCCACAGAAAAGTTAGGAGTCACTCACATGAACAAACAAATGCTCAAGGAACTCGACAGGCTGGAACATGCCATCTGCGATGGTGATCCGCAGCGCATACGCCAGGCCGTTGATGACCTGCGCGATGCGACCAAGGTTCTGTCTTCGGCCAACGAAACCCAGGTCGGCGGCCAGCACTACAAAGCCAAGACCATCCAGCCCTGGGACTTCATCGCAGCCAACGGCCTCGGCTACTTCGAGGGCAACATCGTCAAGTACGTCAGCCGATGGCGTGACAAAGGCGGCTTGGACGACCTGCGCAAAGCCAGGCACTACCTCGACAAGCTGATCGAGCTGGAGGAGAATGCAGCATGACCACAAAATCCCACAAAACAAATCCAGCCGATAAGGTCGCGCAGTGGCCCATCGAAAAGCTGGTGCCATACGCCAAGAACTCGCGCACGCACAGCGAGGAGCAGGTGGCCCAGATCGCGGCCAGCATCCGCGAGTGGGGCTTCACGACCGCTGTCCTGGTGGACGAGTCCGGCAGCATCATTGCCGGTCATGGTCGCGTGATGGCTGCTCGCAAACTCGGCATGGCATCATTGCCGGTCATGGTCGCG